AAGGTTAACTCAGAGCAGTTCGGCAGCTCAATGCCGTCTCGTTCGTATCTGGTTCGTGGCCTGAAGATCCGCGTCCCGTCCAACTACAATGAGAATACAAATACCTATATCGGCGTATGGGATGGCACCTTTAAGCTGCTTTCGTCTTCAAACCCAGCCTGGATTCTTTTCGACGTGCTTACCAACGCTCGTTATGGCCTTGGGCAGTTCGTTTCTGAGTCCATGATTGACCTCGGGCAGATCTACCAGATTGGGCGCTACTGCGACGAAGAAGTTGACAATGGATTCGGGGGCAAAGAGAAGCGCTTTGCTATCAACACCCAGATCACCAGCCGTCAGGACGCGTACCGACTGATTCAGGATATCGCTGGCGCCTTCCGCGGTATGGTCTTCTGGGCTGGCGGCATGGTTAACGTCATGCAGGATAGCCCGTCAGATCCGGTCATGATGTTCACCAACGCGAACGT